CGTCTGCGGCGATGACGCGCAGCGCCGGGCTGCTGCCGGCGACGTCGAAGGCGGCGGCGTAGTCGGTGTCGAAGATCGCGATCACCGTGGCGCCGTCGACCGTCACCGATTCGCCGAAGTCCGCGTACAGCAGCGCCAGATCCGATACCGTGTCCATCAGGCGGCCTTTTTCATCACGCGCGGGAAGACCATCACGTAACCCTGGTCGGCGTAGTCGGTCACGATGCCGTGCGTGCCGCCGTACAGCTCGCGCAGCCAGTCCAGAGAGCGGCGCACGCCCGCTAGCGGCGGCCAGTCGGCCGGCAGGTCGCCGGCGCCGTAGGGGCCGGGCTGATAGATGCGCGCGTCGTCGATCAGCAGCACGTCGCGGCAGCCGGCGCGCTCGCGCGCGATCAGCTGCACTTCGTCCTCCAGCGGCAGCCGGCGTCCGGCGTCAGTTTCGGCGGCATAGTCCGCCCCGGTATGGGCGCCGGGAAAGTGCGCGTCGAGCCACCACAGGCACGGCCGCGCCGGCAGATCCCGCAGGATCATCGGCAGGATGGCGCGGCTGTCGCCTTCCCAGATCTGCGCCCGCTTGTCGTGCACGAAGCGGGCCCGCGCGGCGGCGGCCAGTTCCGGCACGATCTCCACCGAGTGCACGGCCTCGAAGCCGGCATTGAGCGCCGCCGCCACGCCGTCGCCGGTGGCGGTGCCGGTCTCTACAAGCGCGTGCAGCCCGTGCAGTGCGCGGATGCCGGCGATGTTGAAGTGCGCGAGGCTGCCCATTACGCCGCCTCCTTCATCTCGCCGCGGATCCACTGCAGCGCGTAGCCGGCCACGGTCTCGGCCGTGGCGGCGTGCTGGCAGGCGGAGGCGCCGCTGTCGGGGTGCCGGGTGCAGTGCGACCAGTCCGCATGGATGCGGTGGCACGGGTAGCAGGCCAGCCCCTCGGGCTCGAGCGCGACAGTGCGGTCCCAGTCGCGGGTCAGGTTTTCCGCCGTGCTGTGGGACAGCAGCACGATCTTCAGCGGCGGCTCGTGCGCGACCGAGTTGACGATCGCGCTCTCGGTTCCGATCACCACATCCGCGAGCGCCGCCAGCGTGTAGCACTGGCGGATCGTCCAGTCGGTGCCGATCACCTGCCAGCCGGCCGGGGCAGTGAACGTCTGCCCGCGCAGGTCGCCGAGCAGCACGCCGCCCACGCCGGCGGCGGCCAGCTTGTCCATGCACTGCTGCGCGTGCGGCCACCACTTGGGCAGGCTGCTGCCGCTCGGGTTCAGCACCACGAACGGGCCCGGCACCTTGGCGCGCTGCTCTGCCGCCCACGCCAGCTCATCCGGCGCCGGGTAAAACTTCACGCGCACGGCCGCGCGGTCGAACGGCACCCCGGCCCACTCAGCCACCGCCTCGTAGTAGTTGCGCCCCATCAGGCGCCGCCGCTGCTCCTGCGGCAGGTAGTAGTTCGGGTCCGACGGGTGCGGCAGCAGGTGCCGCTCGACGCAGCCCACGAGGTTGACGAACAGGTCGTGCTGCCGTTCGCAGTGCAGCCAGTAGGCGCCCTGCCAGTTGGCGGCCGTGGCGCCGTCGCCGAAAATGTGCGGTGCCTGCACGCGGAACTCGTCCACGTGCGGGTCGTGCCGCAGGCTGGCCTCGCCCTGCGGCTGGGTGTAGAGCGTGATGTGCCAGCCCTGCGCCTTGAGCGCCGGCAGCACGGTGCTCACCCACAGCGCGTCGCCGTAGGCGCCCAGCCGCACCAGGCCGAGGCTCTTCTGCGGCTTCGGCGCCGGCACGAACTCCTTGCACGCCGGCCCCGCCTGCTTGCGGTAGACGTGCAGGAACGAGTACTCGTTGCCACCGCTGCGCACCTCGGAGCGTTCCTGCACCCAGCCGCGGCCGGTGCGCCACGCGACCTCGCGCATGGCCTGCGTGATGTCCTCCGGCCGGAAGTCGTGCCGGTGGTCGGGGTTCGATCCCGGCATGCCGATGTTCGGATACCAGTCCGCGTGCGGCAGGTACAGGATCAGCACGCCGCCGGGCTTGAGCACCCGCCACCATTCGCGCAGCGCCGCCTTGTGGTCGTCAATGTGCTCGAGCAGGTGGCTGGAAAAGACCACGTCCACCCAGGCGTCCGGGCAGAAGTCGAGCCGGGTGCAGTCGGCCACTTCGTCCGGGTCGGCGCGCACGCCGAACAGTTGCGCATCCTTCTCGCTGTCGACGCCTTTGAGCAGCGACGCCGGCGCGTGCGGAAAGATCTTGCGCGGGCCGCAGCCCAGGTCCAGGCAGCGGCCGTGGAAGTAGTGCACGAGGTCAAACGCGACCTTCGCGGATTCGAGGCTCTGCGGCCCGTCTGCTCTCCAGACCATGTTTGTAGTGCTCCCGGTGAACGAATGCCCGATGTGCCCGATTACCCGGCCTTGGCTTTGGCCTTGGCCTTGACTTCCGCCACCGGCGCGGCCGGGGCGTAGTCGACCTTCTGGAACGCGCGCAGCTCGGCGAACTCGCCGCCGGGCAGCGCGATGACCTGGCCGGGTTCGACCAGTTGCTCGCCGCGGTAAAAACCCACCAGGGCAATGGCGTTGACGGTGACCATGCGGCCTCCTGCAGGAAGGCGAAGCGGCGGCCGAAGCCGCCGCCCCGCAAAACGGCTTAGCCGGTGATGCCGGTGCCGATGGCGAACGCCGCGCCGTAGCGCACGAGTACGTCGCACGAGTAGAACGCGCGCACGCCGACGATGCCCGCCTGGAAGTTGGCGTAGGGGTTGGTCTCGATCTCGACCGTGCCCCACTCGCCGATGAAGACCTGCGAGAAGTCGCCGCCGAGCATGGTGCCCGAGGTGACCTGCAAGCTCGACATCGCGCGCTTGCCGACCATCATGCCATCGAGCACTCCGCCGTCCCAGATCGGGGTATCGCTGTTCGTGAATCGCGGCTTGCCCATCACCACGGCGGCAATCGCCGGGTGGCACACGTAGGCGAAGCCGTCGAACAGCGCATTGGCCGCGGCGACCGTGGACTGAAAGCGGATCATGTCCGTGTACGTCACGGCCGTGCCGCTGGTCGGGTTGGCGGTGCCGAGGCCCGAGGTGTACCGGATGCCGAGCGGCACCGAACTGTCGGTGCTGGTGCCGGCGAGCACGGCGGCGTCCACCTTGAGCGCGATGAGCGCGGCCAGGTCGGCGTTCACCAGTTGCTCGACGTCTGGGCTGGCCTGCATCAGCAGCTGGCGGCTAATCTGCTGGTAGCCGCCGACGTGCTTCGGGCTCATGGTCTTCTGGCCGACCGTCATGTTGTTCTCGGTCGCGGTGCCGGACTCCAGCAGCCAGCCCACGGCGCCGGACGCGGCCTGCGTCGGGATGGTGACGGAGCCCTGCAGGCCCGACAGCGTGCGCGCGCCCAGCCGCATGGCGACCGAACGATTGCGCAGCAGGTCGATGAAGCTGGAGGGCTGGTTGTCGGTGCCGACCAGGTAGCCACCCGAGCTGGCGGTGCCGACGATCATCTCGCGCTGGAGCACGTCCAGCGGCATGATGAACGAGTGCTCGTTCATGGTCTTGCCCATGCGCTGCGCGGTGGCGCGGCTGACCTCGGCCTCGAAGCCGGCCTTGGACCAGTCGCGGTTGATCACCGCGTTGATGGCGCGCACGATGGAGAAGCGCTTGCTTTCCGACGGCGTGAGGCCGAGCACCGCCGGCGATGCCTTGGTGCGCTCTTCCTTGATCCGCAGGATGTCGGACGCAATGGCGTCCCAGTCCTTGCCGGAGCGGATCCAGTGCATGACGGTGGGCTCGTCGCGGATGTCGTTGACCTCCGCGAGCTTCCGGATGGTGGCCGTGCGCTGCTGCTCGGCGCGGGCCGGGTCGAAGGAGTTGTCGGCCGGTTGCGCCGGAACGGAGGTTGCCGCTTGCGTGCCCGCGGCCGGGGTCGTTGCTTGGGTCATGGTTGACTCCAAAGAAGCGGCGGGTGCCGCGGGTTGATCGGCGCGGATGACGCGCACGGAAACTGCGGAGTCGTCGCCGGCGCGGCCGATGCCCACGGTGGGGTCGGCCGGCACGGTGACGATTGAGATTTCGAGCGGCTCCCAGTCGATGACGCGGAACGTGCCGGCGTCCTTGCCGGTCGTGCGTTCCTCGACGGCGTGGATCTGGTAGCCGATGGAGACGTTGCGCAGGCCGCCCTCGACCATGCGGCCGACGCGCGAGGCGTCGTCGGTGTCGAACAGGTGCGCGTCGACCACCAGCCGGCCGCTGGCCAGGCGCGCGGTGTCAACCATGCCGACGGGCTTGTCCCAATCGTGATTGAACAGCAGCGGCACGGCGCCGCGGCCGAAGCGGTCCATGCGGATGGCGCCGGACTCGTGCACCAGCACCTCGCGGCCGAAGAAGCGCTCGACGGGCTCTTCGCTGCTGGCCGCAAAGCTCAACGCAGCGCCGCCGGCCTCGCGCGCGGCCAGCGCGATCTCGACGCCCTGCGCGTCGCGGCTCAGCGGCCCGACTTTGATCTGCTTACTCATGGACTAGCTCCGAGATGAAACGAGCCGCGCGGGGCGGCTCGTGTCGGTGGGGGCGTCTGCGGCAGGATCGCCTAGGTCGTCTTCGGTTGGCTCCGGCGCCGCGGGCGGCGGTGGCGGCGCGGCGACGGCCGCCTTGACCGTGGTCTCGACGTCGATTCCGGCCTCGACCAGCATCTGCAGCTCGCGCTTGCGGGTGCCGATCACGTCCTCGATGTCCTGCCCGTTGGCGGTCTGGGCGATGACGTCGGTCAGCGTGGTCAGCCCGGCCTTGATGGCGGTCACGTAGGCGTCGACTTCCTTGGTCGGATCAACCCAGCTCCAGCCGCGCGGCTTGAACAGCACCGCCTCGTAGCGGGCGCGGTCTGCGGCGTAGGCCGACACCGGCACCGCCGGCACGGCACCGGCGAACACGGCCTGCTGCAGCCAATCCCGATGAAGCGGCTCGCGGAAGCTGCGGATCCACCACTGCTGCAGCATGCGCCACGTATCGCGGTCGTCAAGCAGCGCAAGCCGGCTAGAGCTGTAGTTGCTTTGGCTGTAGTCGCGGCTGAGGCTCTCGTAGCTCACGCTCAGCCCGGCGGCGATCTCGCGCAGCATGGCGCGCAGGAAGGCATCAAGCGCGGTGTTGGGCCGATCTGGCTTGTGAAACTGCAGCTTTTCGCCGGGCGCCAGCTGTTGCACGGTAAGCGGGTCGATCTGCATCTGCGGCGGCAGCGTCGACGGCTCGTCTGCCGGAGACACAAGCGGATTCATCTCGTCGCCGCTTTCAATGGTGGCGAAGTAGTAAGCAGAGGCCCGCGCCGCGGCCAGTTCGGCGGCGCTGTACTGGTCCATGTCGTCGAGCTTGCGGATGACGGCATGCAGCCACGGCTCGCCGCGCGTCATCGGCCAGCGGTCGACGAGCCTCAGGTGGAAAACTTCCGCCGCCGGCACGCGCACGACCTCGTCGGCCGCGGCGCCTTGCCAGCGGCGGTCTCCTGGGTGACGGCGGCGGATGCGGTAGGCCACCGGGCGGCCGAAGTCGTCGACCTCCACGCCCATGCGCACGTTGCTGCCG